AGCAGAATAAACATCAACTGTGCCAGAAATTGCAGAACCTATTCCAGCACCCCCGGGCGTATCAACAGAACTAGAAATACTATCAAATCCTTTTGTTCCTGCGCCACCGCCGCCTGCACCTCTAGAATAACCAACTGGATTATTTCCTCCAGCAAAACCTTGTCCAGATATACCTTGACCACCTACAGTAGAGTTATCTGCCGCACTACCTCCACCAGAACCGCCCGATAAAGCAGTAGAGCGCCATCCTCCACCGCCACCACCTGATGTAGATATGTTTCCAAAAACTGAACTTGCGCCATTAACTCCATTACCCGTTTGACTTGCACCACCAGCACCAACGGTAACAGTGTAAGAAGTGCCCGCCGCAACAGTTACGATCCCTGTTAACAAGCCGCCACCGCCACCGCCACCTGCCGCCGCACCGCCGCCACCAGCAACAACAAGATACTCAACCCATCTAGGGGCGATGTAACCCGACCACGCGCCTTGGCTGATGGCTTGGTTAACTTGCTTTAGATTGAATAGACCTGTTGCCATATAACCTCAGAATGTAATTGTTCCAGATGCCACGAATTTATACACCCGATACTGACCTGCGATGTATGTTTCTGGTGATCCAGTTGTTGATGCCGCTGGCAGCAAGTATGAAGGATAACGGATGATGACTATGCCAGAGCCGCCAGAGCCGTTGTAGCCATATTGACTACCACCGCCACCACCGCCACCTGTGTTGGCAAATCCATTATTTCCATTTCCTGCGACACCACTAGAGTTTCCTACTGCGCCATTACCGCCGCCACCGCCACCGCCAAGTCCTCCAGCAGTTCCCCCTGCGCCAGAATCAGCACCGCCACCACCGCCACCAGCGTATTGAATTTGTGCGCCTGAAATAGAAGAAACAAGTCCTGTTCCTCCATTACCAGCATTTCCTGATGAAGTTGCAGTAGTACCTACACTGCCAGCACCGCCTCCACCTCCTGCCGCCTTAACTGTGCTTCCTGCCCCTGCACCACCTGCATTACCTTGACCTGAAGTGCCTGCACCACCAGAACCAGCAGAATATCCACTACCGCCACCACCAGAACCACCGCTACTACCTGATACAGGAGTCGCAGAACCATAAGCACCGCCGCCGCCGCCTGTTGCAGTTATAGAGCCAAAAACAGAACTACTACCATTAGTACCCTGTACAAAAGTATTGATTGTTCCACCAGCACCTCCAGAGCCGACAGTAACAGTAATGGAAGAACCAATTGTTATTGAGTAACCTGTAGCAGTTAATAAACCACCCGCACCGCCGCCAGCACCATAACCTGAAGCGGCTCCACCCCCGCCAGCCACGACAAGGTATTCCACCGTTGTGACAGGGTAGTTAAGGCCGTTATAGGTCGGCGAAAGAACTCCACCAGTCCATTTAAGAGACATGATTGCCTCCGTTTAACTGATAACTTCGTAGCTAATTGTGTAAGTAATACCGCTTGCCGTACCTGATGTCACCGTAATTGATGAGCCTTCCATCAGATAAATGGCAGAGGTTTTATCAACAACAATCAGAGAAGCATCAGCAGGGACAGACACTGTAGATGCAATCGGGTAGGCCGTGCCGCCACTAGGAGCAGAGCCTTGAGCTACTGCGCCGTTAGTGTAAATAGCCACCGTGACATCAACTGCTGAAGTGCCGTTTACATTAGCCGCAACGATCTGGTTGATCTTGAAAACCTGACCGCTAGAAGCAGCATTAGGAACCAAAACCACTGCGGTTGTTGCGCTGGGTGTGAGGTATGTTGTTGTGCCCGAAGCTGTGGTCGCGGCTAAGAGATTAGGATTTGCCATGTTAGCTCCTTAGAATCCAAAAATAAATGAAATCATTGTAGCTTTGGCTTGCGATACGCCAGAAGCTGCGGGTGCGGCTGATGTCCACGTAGTGCCGTTAGACACCAAAACATTACCGTTTGTGCTGGGTGCAACAAAAGTTGGTGTTGATGTGCCGTTACCCAGAATCACGTTGTTAGCAGTCAAAGTGGTTAAACCTGTACCGCCTTGGTCAACACCCAAAGTTCCAGTAGACACCAAGTTCTTACTGCCGTTCGTAAATACAGGCTTGCTGGCTGTCAGTGAAGAGTCAATTAGATCGTTAGCTGTTAACGTTGTGCCGTCAAAGGTTAGGTTAGCTGAAGCGCCAAATGCACCAGAGCTATTGAACTGAACCTGCGTGTTAGAGCCTGCTGGTAGGCCACCGCCTACATTAACAAAGTTAGTACCGTCCCAAGCAATGATTGCTCGTGTGCCTGCTGCTACAGTAACACCTGTGCCGGTCACACCCTGAACAATAATTGACTGGGTGCTAGACGTTTTGTTGATGACAACGTAAGTCTTGGACTGTGCAGGGACTGTAATTGTCCGTGTAGCTGTACCGCCCGCCGTCCACAGGATTACTGCGTACTGAGAGCTATTAGCCGTCAGACCCGTAGAGGCGTATGTGCCTGTAGTTAGGGTTAAGGTGATGTCGGCATCAGTGGAGATTGTCTGCGTACCAGCAACGGCAACGTCCACAATCTGCGAGATGGCGTTGTTAACTGTGTCGCCCCACTGCCCTGACAGTGTGCCCGTAGCTGGTAACGTGAGGCCGATTAATGCCGTATTTGCCATTTAATGCTCCTACTGTGTAGAAATTTGTGTCCAACCGGGCGATTCCGTTGTATCAACAGCACCCCAGCCCGGTGTTTGCGGATTGCTGATATTTTGCCAGTTTACGCCTTGCGTGTCATCAATAATTTCCCACAAGTATCGTCCACCGTTTGTTTCTGTTATTGCCATCGTATCTGATGCACTCAAATTGTAGTTTGCAGCCCCGCCATTTTCTTCAGTAATAGCCGCAGACTCAGTTAAGAATTCTGTGTAAAACGTTCCTACAGTCGTTCCTTCTTCAATAGCCATTGACTCTACGATGGTCATAATCAGCACAGCCACCTGCGCTTCTGCTATTGCAATCGACTCCGATATATCACCCAAGAAGGTAGCAACCGCCTCTTCTACACTCACAATTCCTAACGAATCCGCAACGCTTTCGTTGTAACTTGTCTGCGCGGCCTCGTCATCCGTAATCGTCTGGCTATCTGACACACTGACGTTGTAGCTTGTAATTGCCTCGTTTGTCTCAGCAATAGCCGCAGTTTCCGTTACAGATCCCGCAAAGTTAGCAACAACAGACTGGTCTTCAGCAATAGCGGCAGACTCATCTACCGCCACATTCATTGTCAAAGCTACAGTCTGAACATCTTGAATGCCTGATGTGCCACTCCAAGAACCAGAACCCCACGTATCCTCACCCCAAGCCGTACCGCCAGTCAAAGACTCCGTAATACTTACATCAATCAGCAATCCAGCCGCTTGGGACTCGGCTAATGAGGTAGTTTCAGTAACGCTGACAGGGAAAGTCTCTCCCCCGCCCCATGCGTTATCACCCCAAGCGCCATCACCCCAAGCTAACGCCATATCAAGTCAATGTTAATGTGTACGTTACCGCAATCGTGTCACCGTTAACAACAGCCTTAGAACTAGAGAAATCACCCGCAGAAAACAATGTGCCAGTGGTTGAGTCTTTAGTTGCGCTACCGCCAATGTTAATGAAGCAGCCCGCCACAGTACCTGTGCTGGTCATAGAGAATGACACGGCAGAAGATGTAGCCTTGCTTGCGGCGGCGGCAGAGCTAAATGATGGTGTAGGACGATTGCCAGAATAAGCAGGAGCGTTAGTGCCACCCACTTCTAACCAGCTTGCATGAGAAGCTTGTGTGTCTGCAACGTCAGCTGTACCCACACCCTTTAAACCCATCACAACTGCGCCAGCGGCTGAGTTACCAAGGATGGTATCTAAGGTCAAGTTCTTACCAACAGTCGTTACCAAGTTCTGGATGGGTTCGTCCCACTTGATAAAGCCATCAATGCTGTAGCAAATGGCATGGTATGTACCGTGGATAGCCATCTCATCAGAGGGCATGGTGTTGTATTTTGTGATTGCTGCTACTTGGTCGGTAGCGGTGATTTTGTCCAAGCTCATGTGAGGCTCCTTAATTAGAAGAACGGATCAATGCTGCCGTGGCTGTGTTAGCAGGCATTGTGATGGTGAAATTGGTGGATGTTTTGTCAGACCCAAAGTCCAACACAGCAATAGATTTATTACCCTGAGTAACGTTGTAGATCAAAGCACAACGTGCCGTAACAGATGCGTTAAACACCACATCGGCAAAGTCTACAAAAGCCGTATACCCGGAGGAGCTAATGGTTACGCCAGTCAAGGCCACGCCGCCCGCAACGTAACCAGTTCCCGTAACCTCGCCTACCGTCGTGTAAACGGTGGTTGCCTCGTTTAAATCAGCACTGGCCGTGTACAGGGCGATCTTCAGCGTATCCGTGGATAGGTTGTGGACGGCTGTATAAAGCTCTGTCTTAAAGCTAGTCGTCTGGGTTTGGAGGATGCTCATGCTACAGGAACCCTAATCTGACCATCACGATAAGCGTCAGCACGTTGCTTGCCGTCACCCAAGTTCTTGAGAAGCGCAATAGCCTGAACGTACCGTTCTTGGTACACCTTGTACATGCCGTCTTCCGGTGCGCTCTTCATGTATGTTCCTGCCTCTGCCAGAGTGCCATACAGCAACGCAGAGTCAAAGTTATCACCTAGCCATGTGGTCAGGGCGGTAACGATGGATTCTGGGTAGTAGTAATAATGCAGTTCTGCGTAGTAGTTGGCATTAGGCGTAGGGCCAAGGATGAACGACAGTTCATTGACATTAGCTGACTGCGGGCCAAAGATAGCGTAGTGCTTAGGCTCAGACTGCTGTGCACTTAAAGGATATGCCTCGCGCACGAAGTTCACATCCTTGTTCAGGAGGTACAAGTAGTCGCCTTGGAAGATGAC